AGAGAACCCATGCTCACCAGCACCCGAACCGATGCCGGCAAGACCGCCCTGGGCCGAGTCAACCGTGCTCTCCGACGTCTGAGCAACGGGGTTGACATGGAAGGTCATCCGACCACCGCCCAGGTACTCCGGGCGCTGGAGACGAGCGTCCGGCGAAGTCACGCCGAAATGGTTCCGGATCAGTTCCGTGTAACGCGTCCCACCGCGAGCGTTCCGCTCCATGAAAAGCTGGAGCTGATTCGCCTGCCGAAGGTCGTTGATGAGAATCCGCACGTCCGGATAGTTGGACGTCGAAGCACCACCAGGACCGCTGACGCGAATCCGAATGTCCGCAGCAGCGTCCGAGTAGTAGTTGTCGTAGGCCACCTCACGCTGGCCCGTCTCGTACACAGACACCGCGCCGCCAGAGGCGGTGTGAGACGTCACCCCGATGCCCGAGACCGGCGCACCGGCACCCCACGCATCCCCTGCGTTCCACGCAGAACGCGGATAGAACTCGCCGCCCGGCTGCAGCAGCGCAGTATTGGCCGCCGTCCCCAGAGACGACATGGACGGCTTCTGAGGCCACGGCCGCGCCGTGGTGAAGTAGTCCTGCCGCTTCCGCCGGAACTGCAGCGAGTAGTTCGACAGCGTGTCCGGCCCGTCCGACGACGGGTCCAGAGCCGCCACCGCGTCCAGGTCTTCGTCACGGAACCACTGGTTATAGATCGCGTTGTATGCGCGCAGAGGCAGCGCGCTCACCGTGTACGCGGCGGTCGCAGGCTGACGGAGGCCCATGTAATTGAAGATGGTCCCCGCCTGCGCATCCGTGGTGTCGATCGAGATCTGAGGCACCAGGAACGCCGTCGTATCGGTGTTGTCATTCTGAGCGCCCATGAAGCGCTCCCAGTGGTCCCAGATCAGCCGGTTGGGCACGAAGAAGAACCACGACTCCAGGTACATGTTATCCATGACCGGCACGATCAGCGTCGAGAGCCGAGCGAAAGCCCGCATCCGAAGACGCAACGAGTCACCCGGAAGCACCTCGTCCACGAACACCGGAATCAGACGACCACCCACGAAAGTGGTCTTGTGATTGTACCGGACATCGAACGCGCTCCGGGGGATCCCCGGAGAAGTCACCATGGCGAACCTGTTGGGGTCCACCTGCCGTCTATCGGCCATTGAACAGTTCCTCCAGCCCGACGACGCGTACGGGCGGGTTGAGGGGAGCGACCTCGCCGGTCCGCTGGTCGTAGTCGCACAGGGCGTACAGCGCGAAGTCCTCCGGGTAACGACCCGGGGTCGTCTCCGACCCCTTGAGCCCGAGGAGCTCGCGCGTCATGTCCGCATCATTGCGGGCAACCATCACCTGACGGCCGAACTCACGGGCCTTGACGTCGAAAAGCGAATACATCCGTAGCATGCTCACTCCAGTTCGCGTTGAGAGAAGAACTCCTGCCGGGCCTTCGCCACTTCCTCGCGCACCAGGAGGCGCTCCGGCGACGACTCCTCCGGGTCCACATCCATAGCGCGCTTGTACCTCACATAAGCGACCTCCTCCGCTGACAGAGGGTCCCTCTCGATCAGCTTGCCAAGGTAGTAGCGCGGAACCTTACGCTCCTGACCATCCACGACAGCGCGAGACTCACCACTCCCCGGGAAGAGATCCCCGGAATACGCGTCGAACCACCAGGCTCCGATTCCCGGACGCCTGGACATAACACAGAACTCCGGCCTGCGCTCTTGCAGGACCTCGCCGGTCGATTGATCCACGACCGTGTAAGCCGAGCGGGCAGCAGCCCCATACACCTTCTTCATGGTGTACCCGGCCACATAGGCAGCGCTGGCCGGAGTCACCTCGCCGACGACAGCCCGTCCTTTCCCCCACAAATCCTCCAGCTCCTGCGAGCGGAGCGTCCCATTCTGGAACCGCTCCGCGTCAGGAAGAAACAAGTTGAAAAGGATGGCGTGCCAGTGAGGCCGACCGAAACGAGAACCATACTCGCCAGAGGCGAAAAAGCGAATGGGCCGGAAACCCGGCCCAAACGCCACACCTTCCACACGCGGGGAGCTCACCCCGCGATACCTACGGCGCAGCCGCTTCATGAAGCGCTGAAAATCGCCGTACTCCAGAGAACCGGACCGAGGCAGATCAGCAGGACGGTAATCCAGAGTAACAAACAGATTCGAGTCATAGAGACTCGCCTCATGCGTGATCCGCGTCGACCACGCCGACGCGCGGTCGAGCTTGCACCCGACGCACTTGCCGCACGGGAGGCTGAGACGATCGCCTGAGTCAACAAGGCGATAGCCGAGAGCAGTTTCGCCAGTGCTTCTATCACGATGAGCCACCATCGGGTGGAAGCAGGCCATTACAGCCTGAAACCACCACGCCCAGGACGCTTGATGTTCGCCGCCGCAGTCGTGCGAACCTGACCGCGGAACTTCCGCGCCGAAGCGCCCTTGTTGACCGGACTACGCCGTCCGAAACCCATTGAAGCCTCCAGAGAAGGAAGGAAAACCGAAGCACGACAGATCGTAGCTTCGATAGAGTGCCACCACAAGCAGCGGTGTCACTCAGCACACATATACCAAGACATGATGTGTGCAGAACCGCGCGCGTAGAAAGATCCCGCGCACGCGCACGTAACGCGCACGCGCGCGCATAATTATTCGCGCACGAAAGCCATTGACACGGCATTGAAATTTACAGGATGGGATAAAGTACCCATCCAAAAAAGCTCGAGCAGCTGCTCGAGCTCCAGCTCGAGAGCATATCCATACGCCAAAGGCGAAAAAAAAGGCGGGCCCCGAAGGGCCCGCCGACTCCTGCTCAGGGTCTGAGCAAGCTCAGACACTCGCAGGAGTTAACTCAACAGATCCTCGGCCAAGTTCCACCAGCTACGCCAGTTGAACCAGCCGAGAAAGCAAATGCGGCAGCTACGCCAGTGCCGCAAATCATCCAGCCGACTCCACTGCGCCTCCCGGCGCCAGTTCCGACGGCTGGTTCCCTCCTGACGGAGCCGCACGAGGAACCTCCTGAGGGTTGAAAGAAGCGTAGAACGTCTCCTCGTCCACGGAGCGGGCAAACCGCTCCAACTCACGCGGGTCGTTCCTGAAGCGCTCCCGGACCCGAGGGTCCAACTCCATAAAGCGCTCTTGCGCCCGCTCCACCAAATCGAAGGCATCCCGAATCTCCGAGATGCCAGTAAAGTCACCATACACCCCCTGCCGGGGGTGGGACGGGAGAACACCCGTCACCCCGAAGCGGACCATGATCGTATTGATGTCCGCCGAATCCTTGAACTGCTGCTGGACCTTGCACACCTCGCCCTCGCAGTCGAGCGCCGACGCGCTCGAGTGCGATTTACGGTCAAAGCCAGCACCGTGTACCACAACCCGGGCGCTCACCTGAGCCGCCCGATCCTGGAGAGAGCCTCCAGGAAGAACCGAGACGCCGGGCCCAGCTCACCGAGACGTTTTTCAAACGCCTCCTGGTTGCTGGCCCGCGTCAGATCCAGACGAAGAAGCATAGCCTCCACCTGCTTCGCATCGGCCGACCCCTTGGTCAGCCGAATCTCCTCCAGCATCCGTTTCTGGAGGAGCGGAAGCTGCTGCCGGAGCTGCTCCACGTTCATGCGCCCCAACTGGGCTTGAACCGCAGTCAGGTCATACCGACCGGCAGCAGAAGACGACACGTCCGCAGCCTGCGTCCGTGCCAGAACAGCCGTCGCGTCCTCACGGTTGGCCTGAGAATCCAGCAACCGAAGCTCCGCACGACCTCGCGCGACGGCCATAGCCGAAGTGGCGCCACGCGCCACGTCATCCATAGGCTGCGAGGGGGCACCTTGCCCCCCCGCAGAATGAATCGGATTGATCCCCGCGCCAACCAGGTCACGAACCTCACGCCTGTGCGCGGAATCCTGCCGCTTCGCCCCCCAGATGTTTTGAGCCAGGGAGACACCTCCGCCGATAACGGCGGCAAGCGTGACCGGGTCCACTAGAACCGCACCTCACCGAGACCCGGAATGGAGTACATGGGCATGCAGCGCACCCACCGCAGATCGAACGAGGAGTCGAAAAGCACGTCCTGCTCCTCGTAGAGCGACACCTGCAGCGCACGCTCGAAAGGCGGATCATCCGCCAGGAACGTAGACCCGAGCGTCGGCAACGAGCCGAACTCCTGCGCCAGGTGCCACACGTCGAGCGGGGCCGCGATCTGGGACTGAAACATCCCAGTGATGATGTTGGGCTTCCACTTGTACTCAGCCCAACGCTCCTGGTAGCCGAACACCGTCGTGTCAGCCGCCGCGCCCGTCGCGTAGATCTCCCGGTTGAGAATTGCCTGCTCGCCGAGGTTCGCCGTCGAAGGGAAGTAGTGATCGTACACCGTGCGACGGAACCACATCCGATTGATGCCCTGCTGGTACGACACGTCGGCCGAAGCCTGCACGAGGCCGATGATCCAACCATGCTCCGTGAACGACTGAGAGAACCCATGCTCACCAGCACCCGAACCGATGCCGGCAAGACCGCCCTGGGCCGAGTCAACCGTGCTCTCCGACGTCTGAGCAACGGGGTTGACATGGAAGGTCATCCGACCACCGCCC